GTCTTGCTGTTTAGCAAACTGAGAGTAATTCCATCTAAACTTACTATCATTATTAAACTTTCTGTATAGTGATGTTTCACTATCGATCACATCTACTAAGATACCTTCCTGGGTAACTATAGGAGAATGATTAAGCGTGGCTAATTTAAAGTTAGCACAGCTAGTTACTAAAAATAATGCAAGTATAAATGTTATCTTTTTCATATAAATGGTTTATTATAAATAGTTAAACTTTTATAGTAGTAGGGTAACTATTGTATATTGGTTCAGTATTAGGGTTTTCAAGTTGGTATAACTCGTATATATTCTGAAATAATTTAAAGTTCTTTTCAATTTCATCTACTTGGATTACTTTCCATCCTTTACCTTGCATTACACCTTTCTGCTTGCTAGGTCCTCTACATTTAGCTTTTAACCATATAATACCGGTTCTTTCTATTTTAACTCCTCGACTCTCTTCTAACCCTTTGGCATAAGAAGCTAACTGTAAATCATATGACTTATGTATACTATTAGATGTTTTAAGATCTAATAACCATATTTCATCGTTCATTTTACAAACAATATCAGCAGTACCTGCATACTTGTATTTGTCTGACCATACAAACTGTTCTGATGATATAAGTTCTGGTTTATATTCTTTCCAAAACTCTGCAAATTTTAATATCATCTCCCATACTATTTGAGAGTACTTTGCATTACCGTAATCATCCATCCAGGAGATCTCTTCTCCTTCTACTAACTTCTCAGCAGCTTCATGTACTTGAGTACCTTCTTTACCTGCTCGTCTCATAATAAGATCAGCGTTATGCCCAACGTCTTTGAGCCATGACTCGAAAAACTTATTCTTGGGCATATACTGGAGTATTGTAGTTACGGATGGGTAGTATACTCCTTCGCTTCTCTTGTAAACTCTCCTATCAAGAAAGTTTATTTGCTTTAACTCTGGATTGAAGTCCAGTCTTTTTTTCTCATTCTGTTTAAGAATGTTCATTCCTTGTTTAATCATAAATCTAATTTGTGTACCATAAGGTTAGATAGGTCTAACTCTTGCGCTTGTTGTACATGTTTAGTGAAAGCTTTAAATCCCATTTCGGAAGGATCTTTGTCTTTCATCTCTATAAGGTAAACTCTTTTACCTTGGTTTAATAATTGTTCGGATATTTGTAGTGCTCTATTTCTTGCATCTGCATCTAAAGCAACGTAGATATCAGAGCATGAGCTTATAAGTAATTTTTTATATAATGCTTTAGCCATGTTTTTACCAAGTAGAGGTATAGCGTTACGTCTTATAGCAATAGCATCAAAGACTCCTTCACAAAGTATTACAGGTGTTTGCCAGTTAATAAGGTTTTCAAAAAAGACTATGTCTTTAGATGCTTCAGGGTTCTTGTACTTAAAGTAGTTTCCATCGTAAGTTCTCGCAATAAAAAAGTTGAGTTGATTGGATTCAGAATAACTTGGAATAATAATTCGTCCTCCATATTCTCCAGATGTGCAGTACCCAATTTGGTATTTAATAAAATCATTGTCGATAAGTCCTCTGTCATATAAGTATTTCTTTACATTATTAGCGATAACGGACGTCTGAGAAGCTTCTGATAATGGTTTATACTCGTCAGGTAGCTTTATAATAGATAGTCCTTTATATTCTATTTGTGTTCCTTTAGGTAAGTATTTAAGTATTTCAGCTGATTGACTTTTAGATGTCTTGAGTTGATAGAGTAAAGACCTTATTGTAGTCCCTTTAGTTTCACATACCCAACATTCCCATGGATTTTTTCCATGTTCGTTAGTAGACATGTTGATTTCTAGCTTGGGTTTCCTGTGATTGCAGAAAGGGCAATGAAACGCAAAGTTGTCTCTAGCTCGTTTGTGGCTTTTGCCCAATATATTTTCAATTGAGCCTAGTAAAAATGTATAGTCCATAGATAGTCCGTAACCTATACATAAAGGTAAGAAAAATTATTCAGACTGCCAACTTATATCTCAGTAAGTTCGTCTATAGCAGATCGAACCGCTTTATTAAGTATATCAGTATTTTCTATGTCAATATACTCGTTTAGCTTTGTTGATATAGTTTCAGACAATAATTTAACGTCTTCCTCAGTCAGACTTAGAGATTTCTTAGTTACTACTTTCGTACTTTCTAAAATAACTTTTGCTAGTTTCATATTTTTAACTTATGTCCATTGCGTCGCTCCAAGATGCATTAATATCTTTGGATTGAAGCTGTTTTACAATTTTATCAAGCACTGATGTGTTTTCCATATCAATACTTTGAGGTAACTGATCTGATATATTGAGAGATCCTAATAGTTTATTAGCATCATCTAAATTTAATTTTCCTAATCTATTTCCTTGAGAATCGTCAACTTTTACAGAGTAAAAATCTCCTTGTTCAATGTATATAATATCTATATTGCTGATACGGTCGTTTAACCCTTCAGTTACAGGTCCCCATGGAGCTATCCAATAATCGAATATGATATCTTTTAATTTCATTTTCTAACAATCGCAGCAGTCACAGTTACATGAAGTTCCGCAGCTACATACTTTACAGTTACATTTCATAGTTTATATACTTTTACTTTGAGATTACCAGAACCTTTTATAAGGCGGTGATAGGTCTCTTTTGGTATAAATAGTTTGTTTTCTGATAATACTTGAGGTATTTGGTTGTCTAGTTGGAACTCCCAGTCTGTTTTACCTATGGCTTGAACATACCTATCTTCTTTATCTCTATGCCATACTAATTCAAATGATGAAGTACTACTAGAGAACTCTCTTATAACATAACCTTCTTCTGTAATTTCAGAGTAAGGTCTACCAGTATCCTGAGAAGTTTGATGATCCACCTAATGATTTCCAATAACGGCCTATATTACAAGACCAATAACCTGCTTTTGTTTTATCTTTTTTAGTAGCACATTTATGACGTGCTGCAAATGATGCTCTTGCACCTTTCTTTTTAAACTTAACTGAAAGGCCAGTATCTCCAAAAGATACTTTTTTTACATTTCCTTTCTTTGACTTAACGTAGACGTAGAATTTTTTACTTCCACCTCTTTTAGGTTTGTTAAGAGCAACCTTTTTACCTCTGTATTCAGCTTCGGGTATGTAATCAACTGACGCTTTAAGCATTTCAAAACCATTATAGTCGAAACTTTCGTTTTGTATTGAAACTGCTTTTCTTAATTTGTCCATGTTTATGTTACCCCCTATTGACTCTACTAGTTCTTTGATCATATCAAAGTCTATCATCTCGTCTATAGAAGCTGCTTCGTCGATTAGGTCTTCATTTTCGATCATTTCATCGATAACGTTACCTATTTCGAACAGAGGATTGTAATTAGAAGATACCATTGGTAAGTCTAATGGTACTTTAAGTCCATTATAGTCACCGTACTCTCCTATATCTGTTGTTTCTAAAAGCTCTCTATCTACTTCATCCAACTCGATAGCTCCGTCTCTAAGAGCTTCTCTCGCTTCAGCAAATAAACTTATAAAGCTATCACTAGAATAACGGTAGACATGCTCATGTAAAGAGAGTCCTTTGTGAATATGATACTGTAGTGATGGATATCCTATAATGTCTTTTAGTTTAATCATAATTATTTCATTTCTGGATGAAAGAGTAGTTTAATTACTTTAGCATCTTTTGAGACTAACTTACCGTCTATCTCTACTTCGATAGGGTATGGCTTAAATTCATCAGCCCAATATGCTATAGTATAACTCTTATCCTTATTGTTAGTTACTAACAGTCCTCTATTGTACTTATCTTCTTCAGCTTGAAGAACCATCTGTTTGTCGATAGGAAGAATTACATCGCCTAGTAACTTTACATTACCTTCCTCGTAACCTTCTCCGTGGCCGTCTTCTTTAAGTAAAATATCTGTTAACTTCATAAGTTAAAATCTTTTCTATAAAATTTACCTAGAATATTATCATTAATATAATTATTTCTAGAGTCTAGTACTTCATTTATAAATAGGTGCTTACATTCAAAATATGTTAGCTGCTTCTTATTAGGTACATACTGTAGTATTTTTTTAGAAAAAGCTGTTGGGCCATCAATTTTTAATAATTCTTTAATTTTAAGATGAGAACCAAAATAGGATATCCAATCTGATTCTGTTATTATTTTTTGTTTAGCTGGAGGTCTTCCT